CAGACCCTCACGAAGATGGCGGACACCTACCACCGCCTCGCCCAGGAATCGACCGAGCTCTCCGAAGACGTGTTGGCGCGCATACGGACGACGCTCGCGGAGAGCGACCGTGACCTCGCCCAGATCGAGACGGCGATCCAGGGATGCGAGGACCCCAAGGAACTGACCGCGCTCTACAAGCTCCGCGCCCAGACGAAGCTCGGCGTGGCGGACCTCGCGAAGCTTCTGCACGAGTCCGGCGTGATGGGCGGCATCTCCACCGACAAGCACGGCGACCTCACGGGCCGAGCGACGGTACGGGTCGAGCACAGTTTCCCCGAGCTTCAGCGCGCGCTTGAGGCGAAGGGCATCCGGCTGGCGGTCGGCCAGGGCGCCCCTCGGGCTCTCCCCGCCCCTGATCTGGTCCCCGCCGATGATTGAGCTGGCGGCCGGGGTCGAGCTCGAGGTCGACGATCCGGCGGTGCTCGAGGACCCCACGGTTCTCGAGTTGCTCGCCAAGGCCAACGAGTCGATCGAGGAAAACCCGCTCTATCGCTACGTGCCCCACGAACGGCAACGGATCTTCCACGAGCACCGGGTGAAGACCAAAGCCTTCGTCGGCGGCAACCGCTCCGGCAAGTCCACGGCCACCGTCGTCGACTGCCTGATCCAAGCGATCGACATCGACCAGATCCCCGACTCTCTCAAGCCCTATCGGATCTGGCCGAAGGGGACGAAGTTCAAATGCCGCTTCATCACCCCCGACTACGGCAAGCCCTTCCAATCGCTGCTCGAGACGATCCAGATGTGGGTCCCGCCTTCCCAGCTCAAGGGCGGCTCCTGGGAGACGGCCTACAAGGACAAGGACCACATCGTCTACTTCGCCAACGGGTCGGTCTTCGACTTTATGACCACCGAACAGCCGCCCTCCAAGCACGGCGGCTCGGCGCGTCACCGCATCGTCTGGGACGAGGAGCCGCCCGACACCGAAGACGGCGAACGGATCTACACGCAGGCCAGGATGCGGGTCGCCGACTACCACGGCGACATGCTCTGGGGCTTCACCCCGATCTCCGAAAAGCTCGGCTGGGTCTTCGACGAGATCCACGAGCAGGCGGTCGAAGATGGCGAGCAGATCTCCGATCGGGTCTGGGTCAACGAGGCCGAAGGGCTGATCCTCGTGCAGGCGTCGATCTACGAGAATCCGCATCTCTCCGAGGAAGGCCGCGAAGATGCGATCGCCGGCATCCGCGGCGACCAGAAAGCGGCCGTCACCGAAGGTGCCTTCACCAACGCGAAAGGCTTGGTCTGGGAGGCGTTCGAGCCCCGCGCCGAGGACCGCATCCACGTCGTCCCCGAGGAGTGGATCGACAAGGAGCTCGTCGGCGGCCTCGAACATCTCGACTCGATCGACCCCGGCCAGATCCAGACGGCGATCCTCTTCGGCGGCATCGACAAGCACAGCCGGATCGTGATCTACGACGAGCTCGCGCTCTCCGGTCGGGCCGCGGTCCCCGAGCGGGCGGCGGAAAGCATCGCCAACCTGCGCGAAGGCTGGGGGCTCTCGGAGGTCTGCAAGTACACGATCATCGACCCGGCCGCCCGCTCGCGGGACCTGGGCTCGGGGGAGCGGGTCGGCGAGCAGTGGATCGCCGCCGGCGTCCCGGTGATCTACGGCAAGCACGACCTCGAGGCCGGCTGCATGGAGATCGAACGCCGGCTGATCCACCACATCGACGACGGCGAGGGCGGCAAGCGCTCCTTCCCGCTGATCGTGATCTCCTCCCGCTGCACCAACCTCATCAAGCAGATGCGGAAATACCGCAAGAAGCCCAAGGAGGACGGCGGCTTCGGCGTGGTCAAGAAGGACGACCACGCCTGCGACGCGCTCCGCTACCTGGCGATGGAGCGCCGCGTCCCGATCAAGCGCAAACGCAAGCGCTCCCGACAGCAGGGCTGGGTTCCCGGCACCGCACCCGCCTACAAGGGCGAGCCACGGCGCAAGGGCACGGTCCTCGGCAAATACACCTGATCGAAAGGAACCCATGCACCCCCGAATCATCGACGCGAAGGCCCCAGGCTGTCCCTGGCCGATGTGCGACGTCACCACCGGCCGCCGCGATGGCGACCTCATCCACTTCGGCGAGATGGCTCCCGTTGTGTCCAGCGCTCCGGCCAAAGACCCTGCCTGCTTGCTCAAAGTGACGAAAGTCGAAGCGGCGGCCCGAGACAAGCTCGGCATGGTTTCCGAGAAGCAGCACAAAGTGGCGACCGACGAGATCGAGAAGCTGCGGACCGAGAACGACGAACTGCACCAGGCGCTCGACGCGAAGGAGAAGCAGCTCGTCGCCTTCGAAGAGCGGGCGCGAGAGCGCGACACCGACCAAGCCCTCAAAGTCCTACAGGAGGCCTAGAACGATGCCGAACGTAATCCATCTCTCCGCCCGTGAGAAGGCCGATCTCGCCGGCATCGCTGCGATCGAACTGCAAACCGGGAGTCCGTCGATCGTCGGCGAGCCCGGCCTGACGGCCCCCTGCATCTTCTACCCCGCCCACTCGATTACGGTCGAGGGTCCGGGCCGGGTCAAGTACTGGCTTCGCGGCGAGACCGGCGCTCCCACAGAGGCGCCCCGCGGCGACACCGGCGGCTCGACCGGCTCCTATGAGTCCCGCACGGTCAAGGAGCTTTCCGCCTTGGCCGCCGAGCGCGGCCTCACGGGCTACTCGAAGCTCAACAAGACGGCGCTGATCGCCGCGTTGAGGAAGGGGGAGTAGATGAACAACACACTGCTCAAGTCCGAAGCCCGCTCTGCGACGACGTCGAGCGAGGATCAGAACACCCCCGCCGGTCAGCGCGGGGTGCTGCTCACCCTCGACGTCACCAACGCCCCGGCTGGCAAAGCCGCGGCCGAAGCCGCCAAAGAAGCCGCCGAAACGAAAGTCGCCGAAGCCGAAGAAGGTGCCCCGAAAGAAGCCGCCGAAGCGGAACTCGTCGAAGCCGAAGAAGCGCTCGCGGCTGCCGAAGCCGAAGAAGCCGGCACCCTCGCCCTCTCGCTCGAGCTGCGCGATCCGGCCTCGGGGGTGTACGTCCCGCTGACCGCCTTCGCGGCCACCAAAAAAGCCTCCGAACTCGAAGCCGGGGTGACGACGCTCGCCTTCACGATCTACCCCGGCGCCCTCGAGACGACCGCGGTCGGCGGCCACGAAGTCATGGCCCTGCCCCTGCCTGGCAAGTGGCGCGTCAAGGTGACGCACTCGGCCGGCGGCGACTGGACCTACACGGTCGGGGCCTCGAAGCTCCAATGACGATTGCCCTCGCCATCGTCTGTCTCGCGCTCGTGGGGCTCCTCGCATACCGCGAGAGGGGCTCTGCGCGCGAGCGAGAGGCCGACCGGCTCTTTCGCGAGGCCCTCGAGCGCAAGACGATCGAGGAGCGCCGGGCGGCCGCGGAGGAGCGCCGTGAGCTCTACCAGCGCATCCAGGCCCCAGAGATCGCCGTACACGACGCCCAGCTCGAGGCGCGACGAGAGCGCCCCTACGTGCGCCGTGAGCCGATAGGCGCCGACAACGACGCTGCCTTCATGCGCCAGCGCGAACGGGCAGCCGAGGGGGCGCCGGATCGTGGCTGAGGTCGCCACCCCCGAGAAGACGCTGAGCTCGGGCGACGTCAAGGGCAAGGAGGTCGTCCCCACCGACGTCGAGGCGCGGCTCAAGCGCGGCCGCGTCGGGCTCGAGGAAGTCGTCGCCCGTCGCCAGCTCGGCATTCGCTTCGCCAACGGGCACCACTTCGCCGAGCTCAACGACGACGGCACCAAGCTCACCGACGTCTCCACCACGGTCGTCGCCCAGGGCGGCGAGAAGCCCGACCACCGGGTGCGCCGCAGCAACGACATCATCTCGCCGATGCTCAAGCGGAAGATCTCCTCCGCGACGCAGCGCGAGCCGGAATGGGAGTCGACGGCGGTGACGTCAGACCCTGAGGACTACGCCGCCTCGAGGATCGCCCTGCGACTCGCCAAGGCCGGCTACGAACTGTGGGGCTTCCCCGATGCCGAGGCGAAGGCCCTGTGGTGGGCGATGGTGACGGAGGAAGCCTTCGGCCGCGCCGTGTGGAACGGCAACGTCGGCCCCTACATCGACGTCTCCCAGCACCCCGAAGCCGACAAGGTTGAAATGGTCGACGACGGCGAAGGCGGCCAGCGCGAACACCGTCCCTACGAGGGCCAGCCTGACCCCGAAGCTCCGGTGTGGCGCGGTAAGGGCGAGATCGAGGTCGTGATCTACTCCGGGCTCGAGGTCCTCTGGGAGCCCGGCGTCGACTTCGAGAAGAGCCGCTGGTACGCCGTCGAGCACGCGCGCTCGATCGAGGAGATCGAAGACGAACCCGGCTTCCTCAAGGTCCCCAACGGCAAGCTTCAACCTGACGCCGCGACCGCCTCGAGCCGCTCGACGGGCAAGGAGAAGAAGGGCGCCAAGCTCTGCATCGTCACCGAATACTTCGAGCGCCCCTGCCCCAAGTACCCGAAAGGCCGTTGGGCCACCTACGCCGGGGGGCGCAAGATCTTCGCCGACGAGGACTACCCGATGGTCAACGGCAAAGGCGAGGTCGTCGACGTCCCTTGCTTGCGCCGCCTGATCTACGACGTCGACGGCGCCTCGGATCGTGCTCGCGGCCTCGTGCAGAAGGTCGTCGACGTCGTCCGCAGCTACGACCAGGCGATCAACAAGCAGTCGGAGTACAGCCAGATCGGCCTCGTGGCCCAGGTGCTCGCCGCCGAGGGGGTGCTGCTCACCGACCCGACCGACGAGCCCGGCCTCGTGATCGAGTACGACCGCACTCTCGCCAACGGCGAAAAGCCCGAATGGCGGGAAAACATCGAGTTCCCCAAAGAGCTCTTCGAGATGGAAGAGCGCGCCAAGCAGCGCTTCGTCGACATCTCCTTCGATCAGGACATTCCCCCCCAGGCCGAATCGGGGACTGCGATCAATTCGGCGATCGAACTCTCCCGCGTCGCCTGGCAGACGTTTGTTGACGACTTCGACCGCTTCCGCTCGGGCCTGATGTCCGACTCCCTCGTGATCGCCCAGCGCAAATACGGTGCTGACCGGATCTTGAAGTTCCGGGGCACTACGGGCTGGGAATCGGTGGGTGACTTCACCGGGGCCGACATCCGCGACCAAACCGACGTCGCCGTGAAGCAGTCGGCCACCAACACGCAGACGCGGCCGCAGATCGAACGGCGGATCATGCAGCTCGTGCAGACCTTCCCCGGTGTCTTCCCGCCGGAGGTCGTGATCGAGGCTCTTGACTCGGCGCACCCCGAGAAGTTGATCCGCGGCTACGAAGAGGACGTCGGCCGAGCCCATCGCGTGATCCAGTCGCTTCGCAGCGGCACCTTCTGGAGCCAGCCGCTTCGGCCGGCCCTGCCCGGCGAGGAAGTGCTCGAGGAAGTCGGCGGCCGCCCGATGGTGCCCGGTTGGCTTCCACGCCCGTTCGACTCGCTGCCGATCTACAAGTCGGCGATCGAGGAATGGATGAAGACCGACGGCTGGGAACGGTCCCCGCGCCAGGTCAAGGACGCCTCGCTCTTCTACTACCAGAAGCTGATCGACCTCGAAACGGCCGCCCAGCAGCGCGAAGCCGAAGTGCAGGATCAGGTCGCCGAAGAACAGGGCCAGATCAACGCCGGCAAGGAACCCGAGCCGAAGCCTTCGCCTTCCCTCCCCGGCGGCGGCCCGGCCCCCGGCGGCACCCAGCCAGGTGAAGAAGCCCCTGGCCCCGCCCCGGCCGAATAACGAACTTACCCGGAACAAGGGGATCGGCAGATCCCCCTCCGATCAAAACAGTGGACAAGCGCTCCCGAGCGCCCCACACACACCAAAGGAGTCATACCGATGAAGGACGTGCCCTCCGGCCCTGACCGGAACAAGGCAGCATCCGACACCCTCCCGATGCTCGACGAGGTCCTTGCGATCGCGCCGAGCCTCGAATCCAACTGGCCGGCAGAAGCCGCGGCCATGCCTCCGGGGACGCTCGTGAACCGAGCCGAGCCGGGACAGCCGCCGGCAGCAGCCGAGCCCGGTGGTGAGGGGGAGCCTGGCGGCGGTAATGAGCCCGGTTCCGAGGAGGAGTTCATTGGCTCCTTCGACCTCGACAGCGTCGACCCGGCGGCCCGCCCCGCGGTGGAGGCCTTGCAGAAGGACTGGCAAGGCCAATACACCCAGCGGCGACAAGCTGATCGGGCCGAAGTTACCGAGGCCAGGCGTGAAGCCGAACAGTCGCAGGCTCTGATCGAGGGCCTGCGCGACCCATCGACGATGCCCCACTACCTGCAACTCATGGGGATCGACTTGTCCGACCCGCAGACGCTCGAGCTCCTCGGAGTTCAGGCGCCGGCAGGGGGGGGCGAGGAGGTCGACGACGAGTTGCGTCAGTTGCTCGAGGGGGACGACGAGGATGAGCTCAAAGCTCGCCTCGACGCCCTCGAGGGAGAGCGGCAGACGGAAAAGCAGGAGAGGGAAGCCGCGGAGGTCGAGGAAGCACTCGACAACCTGGCCGACACCGAACTCGAGAAAATCGAGAGCGAGTGGGGGCGTGAGCTAGACGACTACGAGGACGCGATCATCCGCCAGCGTGCGGAGGCGACCCCGGGGCCGGACGGCTTGCCCGACTACGAGGCTGCGGCCGCCCTTCTCAAAGGGTGGCTGGCCCAGCGCGAGAAGCAATGGGCTGAGCAGCGCTCACAGCCGGGACGAGGGGCACC